TCACGTCGCCTCCTGGCACAGCAACTCGTGCTCGGTGCGGTTGCCGTGCTCGAGCAGGCTGACGATCTCCAGCGTGCGGCCACGCCACTGCAGACGCATCTGCTGAGTGAGCCCGCTGAGATACCGCAGGCGTACGCGATGGCTGGCCTCGGTCTGCTGCTGGCCCTGCAGGAAGAACTCACGGGACGAGATACCTTCGACGCTAGCCCACCGCGTGGCATACGTGCTCCAAGTCTGCACGGCCTCGCCAAGCGTCGTGCGGCTGTCGGTCGCCTGCTCCACCGTTACTCGCTCGCGTAGTTGCCCAGCGTTCAATCTGCACCCCACATGATGATGGTGTAGGTGCCGGTGCCGGCCTCGGGCAGCACTTGGATCGTCGGCTCAGTTGCCGTGCTGAACTGCGTCACTGCCACGACGTTGCCCTTTGAGCACACGCGAAATTGCTCAGTGTCAGTGTCCGCAAGTTTGGCCAGGCTCGCGCCGCTCCACGAAAACGCGATGTGTGCAGGGTTGCCGAGCAACGCAAACCCGCCCGAGGCGTCGCGGTAGCTGGCGTAGGTGATCGTCCTGCCGGCCGTGCCCGCAGTGCCGGTCACCACGATGGCCTTGCCCGTGGTGTAGCCCGTGCTGGACGCAAGCGACAACACCTTCAGCCGCTCGCCAGAGCGGTCGTGAAACAGGGCGTCAACAGTGATGCGGCCGTCGATGCTCATGAGTCCCCGTAAACGACGAGCGTGTAGGTGCCAGTGGTTGCACAGGCGGACATAGACAGTGCGGCGTTCCCACCGTTTGAAGATACGGCGACCTCACCGTTGACTGACCGCAGGAGAAACGCACCAGATTCAACTTCCGAAAGGTCTCTGATGTCTCCGGCGCCACCGCTCCACGAAAAGGCGATTCGCCTAGCGTTGCTGCTAACCTCTTGCCCTGCGGCATTGCGGTACGTAGTTCCGCCAACACCTTGGAAGCCGCCCTCCCCAAACGTAAAGGCGGCGGTTCCTGCGGTGCCGCTCAGGTACTGCACAATGCCGGACGGGTATGCATCAGACTTTTGCAGCGTCAGCACGTTGATGGCGTTCGTGCCATCCGTGTCGTGAAACACCACGTCAACGCTGATGCGGCCTTCCACGCTCATCGGTAGGAGCCCCAGCGGTGCGAGTCAAGGAGTGACTTGACGCCAAACGGCACTTCGTTGAGCGACCCAGACTCAGCGGCGGCACGCTTTTCGTAGAGGATGCCGACAACCATCAGGATGGCATGACGCACCGCCGCCGGCACGCTCGATCCAGCACTGCCGTACCCGGCCCACCACGTCACGCTGATGGCGTTGTCGTCCATCAAGTGCGGCGGCCACGTCTGGCCATACAGCGTCTTTACCGCTCCTGGCGTGCTGCTGCGGTCCACGCGGTAGCTCGCCGTGGAGTAGGTGGCCGTCGTGCCGTTCTCATAGGTGAACGTCAGGGCCACTGCGGTAGTCGTGCCGGCCAGCGACATCGGCGGCCGTGGCAGTTCGATGTCCTGCGTGCCGTCTGGCGGGAACGAGTCGAACCGCATGACCCACTGCGTGTTGACCAGCGTGCGATCTAGGTACTGCTCGCACCACTCGCGGGCCGCAGTGATGAGCGTGCCGATGTAGGTGTCATCGTCCGACACGTCCACCCGCAGATGGGCCTTGGCTTCAGCGACAGTGACAGGCTCAACCGCTGGCGATGTCTGGCGAGTCAGGCTTCGATACTGCACGGCGTCGGCTCCTCTTCGGCGTGGCGTCTGCTGTCTCTGCGTCGTGCTCGATGGCAGCCGTTTCGATCAGCGACGGCTGGCTGTCTTCGACGGCCACCCGCTGGGCGAGCAGCTGCGTGGTGATGCCGCCAGGAAGCTCGACCACCTGGCCCTTGCGGTAGCCACGCCACGCTCTCACAAACTTGATCTTCACCATCAGGGCACACTCCATGCAGACTCTGGACGCCGGCCCGTGGTCGTGAACTCGGTAGTCCACTGGAAAACAGGGCCAGCCAGTTCCTTGCCGGGCCACGTCACGACGTACTCGCCATGGCCTAAAACGACACGCGGCGAGACAAAGACCCGGTTGCCGCTGTCTCGCCAGTTCCGCCACCAGTAAATGTCAGGGTCGATACGCCCGTCGTTCCACCCGCCCTCGCTGTCGGGCTTTGACCAGAACCAAGGTTTCTTGCACCGCTTGAGTGCGGCCGTGCTGATGACGGTGCAGCCGAAGTGGGCCGTATCCACTTCCTGCACTGGCTCTGCAAACCAAGAGTTTGGCACGGCGGTCTGGCCGCCATCGGGGGGATCGTCGAGCGTGCCCTTGAGCGTCAGCATCGGGCGGCCGTCCTCCCGCTTCGTCTGGATCCCGGTGATGGCGTCGCACTGAAACGTCATCGCCATCGCAAATAACTGCTCCACGTCCTCTTTCGTAAAAAAGGTGTCGTAGTCGATGGCCAGCAGATACTCAGCCTTGTCGATGAACTGCTCCATCACCCTGGTGTTGACTTGGTCCCAGAACGCACCAGTGCCCATCGTAGGGCGAATGCCGAGCGGCATGAGTGCCTGAGCCCAGGCGAAGTGATTGGCCGTAAACGAGAGCCTGGGCATCGACAGGATGGCCTCGACCCGGATGTCGACTTCGGTGCCACCGACCTTGACCAGCATGGGCAACCTCAAAAGAGAGCGGGCGGCCTCGTCGTGGAAGCCGCCCGCTCAAGATTGCACACTCGTCAAGCCGTCAGGCTCACGCACCAACCAGGCCGATCATCGGGCCAGCGACGGTGTCGCTTCCCAGGTTGGCGTGCGTGATGGCCACGCGGGCCACCGCACGAATCACGGTCTGGTCGCTCAGGAAGTTGACCTGATCGCTGCTGGCGATCTCGATGGCCTGGCGGATGCCGTAGTAGCTCGAGTTGGCCATGTTGCCATAAAGAGCCATCACCGCACCCGTCGAGTCCGCACCGCTCGGGAGCCGGTCGGTGAGAACCACCGGCGAACCCAGGAAGGTCGGACCCATGCCGGCCGTCATGCCGACCGACCCGCCTTGGGCGAGGTCGAGGTTCTGCATGCACGACGCGAAGAAGAACGGCGAGCAGAACCACTTGGCACCGGCACGCGAGTGCTGAGGAACCTTAGCCATCATGGCCAACAGGTTCGCCTTGGTGACTTCGTCGGGCGTGTCACCGGCAGCCGTCACGAGCGAGGCGGCGTAGGTGGCAGCAGACGCCGCCAGCAGGCCACCCGTGTAGGTCGTGACGAGCCCGGCAACCGCTGGGGCGTTACTGGGGTTGCCGCTCCATGCCGCCTCTTCGACGGCGTTGGAGAGCGTCAGTGCCAGTTCCGCAGCGATCCAGTCAGCGATGGACACGATGGAGTCTTGCAGGAGCTCCGAAGCGATGGTCACCGCACCGGTGACCTTCTTGGCCGTCAGCGTGACCTGATTAGAGGTCGGGTCGCTGGCAGTGATGGCAGCGTTCTCATTGATCCAGTACGCCGTGGCACCGGCCGTGCGGCGGGGGAACAGGAGAACGTCGCTCGGCATCACCACGTTCGTGGCGTTCTGGGCGAAGGCCGAGTACTGGTCCACGAGCCGGATCACGGTGTTGGACAGGATGTCAGGCACGAAGGCCGCACCGGTGGTGCTGCCGGTCGAACCCTGAGCACGGCTCTCGATGCCGTGGTCCTGGCACCACCGCCGAGCCTCGGCGTCGCCGCTCTTGGCCTTAAACCACATGCCCACCGAGTAGGCGTCCTGGGCGTTCTCGAACGCACGCAGCCGGCCGGAGAACGGCACCGCCTCGATGCGGACCTTGCCGCTTCGCTCCTCGGTAGCTTCCGGGGCCGGCGAGCAACGCTCGACCACGCTGCGCAGATTCTTGGCAGACTCCACTACCGACCGCTCAAACTCGATCTTCTTCGAGAGCTTTGCGGCGTCGGTGTTGAGCGTCTCGAGCTCCAGGTCTCGCTCTGCGATCTTGTCGCCATCACCTTCGATGGCACGCACGGCGTCGATCCGGTTGGCCAGGGCTACGGCGTCATCCTGCAGCTTCTTGAGATTGTCCATGTGTCGTGAGACTCCTGCGGCGGTATTGCCGTAGGGTTCACGATGCAGTTAGCGGGCGGGCCTCTTGCAGAACCGCACTTCAGAATGTGTTGTTTTTACAAACACAACCGCACGAGCACCGCAGCGAGGGCACCGCAAATACTGCTGCCTCTCGTCACCACATGGGCGGCTAGAGCGGCACCGAAGTTTTTCGCCGCACGTGCAGCGGGCATCAGACATTGCGTAGCCTCAGTGACCACGCAGCAGCTGCAGCACTGATACCACGGCTCTTGGCGATCCAGTCAACCAGGGCCTTTCGGTCTTCGGCACGCCCCTCGGTAGCAGCGGGCACTTGCGTGGCCAGCCACGCTTCGTAGGACCGCAGTGCTACGCTGGCAGACGTGGACGGGTACGCCGGCACCAGCACTGGCCCAACGTCATACAGCCCGCTTACTTCTCGGATCTGCCGCACAGCCTTACCGTCATCGCCAGGGCGGAAGCCCTCGCCGCTCTTGTCCACAGTAAAGGCGAACGATGAGCCACGCACGTCACGCCGCTGGATGAGCTCTAGCACGTCGGCCCGGCTTACGGGTGGCGTCACCACGTACTTCAGTCCCTTGTCATCGCTGGAGAGTTCCAGCGTGCCAGACGAGGAACGGCCGAGAACGATGTTGCTGTCGTGGTTGAACAGGGCCACAACGTCGCCCTTGCCACGCTGGCGGCTCAGCACCTTGTCGAAGGCACCGGGCAGGATCTCCTCGCGGAACCCGCCAAGGTCAAGGCTGAGCCGGTTGTAGACGGCGGCGTAGCCAACGATGGCAGCCCGGCCGTCAGCACGGCTCTCGATCACGAGTTCGTCGTCTTGCTCAAAGGCAAAGTCGCGTCGCTCAATCTCCATCGGTCGAGTCCTCCTGTGTGTCTTCGGCATCGTCCGCCGGGCTCTCTTCGTCCTCGACGGCTGGCGGGCCTGGCATCGGCTCGGGCGTTGGAGGCTCTTCGCCAACCCTGTCCAGCGTGGTCATGTTCTGCTGAATGAAGTGCTTGTCGCCATCCGGCCCGATGGGGTTGAGGTTCTCGGCCTCGCGGATCTCGTTGATCGTCATCCAGCCGTTCTGGAGAGCAGAGACATAGAACGCAGACCGGCTTGCGTGGTCGCCACGCAGCAGGCCGTTGACGTTGTGCTCGGCGAAGTACGTCTCGTCATCGACGATGAGGTCACGCGAGATAGCCGCTTCCCACCGCTTCAGGTGCGGCAGCAGGCAGTGCTGAACGAACTCGGTGCCCTGCACCTCGATGTTTGAATACGTACTGCGGGTCAGATCCTGAATCATGTGTGGCGGAACGCGGAACGCACGGCAGATCTCGATGACCTGATATTGCCGAGTCTCCAAGAACTGGGCCGCCTCGTTGCTCCCGCTGAGCTCGTGGGCCTTCACGCCGTTTGGCAGAATCGCCGTGCGAAACGCTCGGTCAGGTCCACGGTGCATCCGCTCCCATTGCTCGCGGAGCCGCTCGGCCGCCTCAACGGGGATGGGGTTCTCACTCTCCAACACAATGCCCGGTCGGGCGTTGTTGCCGAAGTACGTGGAGCCGTGAGTCTCCAACGCCTGCGACAGCCCGATGGCGTTCTGAAAGATCTTGTAGGTCGGGATCGCCTTGATGCCGTCCTCGGTCGTGAACCGCAGACAGAAGATCTGCTCCTGGCTGTAGACCGTCTGCCGGCCGCTCGGCTCGCGGTAGATGTACCGCAGCGTGCCGTTCTCAAGTCGCTCCACCTCCATCCGGCTGCTGTGCAGTGGCCACAGTTCAGAGACCGCACCTCGAGCACCTGGGCGGATCTCGGCGTAGCTCGCACCGTAATGCAAGTACATGCCGGTCATCCAATCGCGGAACTCTTGGGCCGTCTGCCACGGGTTGGGCTGCATGTGCAGCAGCCGATAGACCGGGTGCGTCTGGGCCTTCTGCTTGCCACCGTTGGCCATCCGCTCGAACACGTGCAGCGGCAGTGCAGATACCGCATCCGATATGACCCGGATGCAGGCCGTGTAGGCCGAGCACGCCATGGCGTTGTCGGCGTTGACCCGGATGCC